TTCATAGTTCTGAATCTTGTGTATATTGATCCCAATAGGTATATTTTTCTTTGTCCATTAGGTCGTGCAGTTGATGTGTCCATACTCCAGGATTAGTAGCACCCCAAGTACGGTCGTCGATTTTAAGTGTTGCGTTATAATTATAAAGTTTAATGTAAGGTAATTTTACACTAATCATTGGAATAAATCTATGTTCATCACACCAACCTTCTTCGTGTATTTCTTCGGCATATTTAGAATCAAAATCTAAACATACCCAATAGTTATACATCAAGCATCCTTGAATAAGATGATTCCAAGTTTTCCAATCATCATAGGTTGATGGATTGAAACTTTGACTGGTTCCAAAATAAATTTGTCGAACACGTTTGTTTTCATCAATATTGGATTGACTTTCGTTAGCAATATCTAAAATTTCTTTTAAAGAAGGAGTGCCAACAACAAACAATGTGTACATACCGTGTGCTACAGTGTGTTCTACTTCATAACCTGTAAAAAAGGTTACGCCTTGTCTTTCTTCAGTGTTTAATCCCATTTAATATAGCCTCTACTATAACCTTCTGGTCTGTTTAATCCGTCTGTAAATGCTTGTTGCCATTCAGTGTTACGATTATAACACTTAGTCCAGAATCTGTCAACTTTTAAATTATTTGTTTTAACCCAAAGAGCTGCATCATACATTGAATCGTAAAATCTTGGATGTCTTGGACTAGGAAACAAAACGGTATTAGCATTCCAAAGTAATTCACTAAATTTGGTAACGATTGGTTCTTTTTCCGCAGCAATAACCCAAACTCCTGTGGTTTCTAATAGTTGTCGTTTAAGAACTAAGTCGTGTTCTCGTATGTCAATAATTACATCATATTTTTTATATGTAGGTTCGGAAACTAAGTCTCCTGTAGATTCCCAAAGGTCTTTATTACTGTTGCCCCAAACTTCGATAGATTCGAATTTAAGATATTCTAATTTAATTGTATTATATGCTACCCAGGCTAAAAATCCACTGCCAATAATTAAGCAACGTCCATATACCTTATTTCTGATTATATCTATATTTTGTTTAACAAGATTCACACCGCAGGCCACGGGTTCAAGAATATATTTAGGATCGACATCGGGCACTACAACAAATTCTTTAGCTCTTACATTGTAGTAATCGGCATAAGCCGGTTCACCTCTAGTAGCAACGATATCTCCAAGTTCAACATTAAGAATATTTTTGCCAACTCGAGTTACAAGTCCTAATCCTTCATGTCCGCTCATACTGGCAGGCAATGTAGGAAAATTACCCGTCATCATATCTATGTCACTACGACATACACCAGTCATTAGAGCCTTGACTTCGATTTCATTGTCAGTGGGTTCAGGTTTAATCCAGTCCTCTTCTACAAACTTACCATCGCCGTAAGTTCTTAATAGTTTTACTACTTTCAAAACTGTTCCATCCTTTCGTGAATCCAATAATCGATTAACAATTGTTTGTCCCAAAATTTATCATCATCTCGACGTTCGTATGCTTCTTTAATCATGCGTTCATAAGCATATTCTGGACATAGACCTAATTCGTGTGTAAGAGTACTGCCACCGAAATCTATTTCAATATTTCTACGGTCTTGATTCATACTACGCCAGTCAGCAGTTAATTTCCATTTTTCGAAGTCGATAGAGCATACATCATCTACATCATAAATGCCATTAGGATTAATCTTACCGTATTCTGTATTAGTTAGATCTTTAAGACACCAACGCATCTTAGAAGCCTGCCCATACATATCAGTCTTAAGCCAATTAGGATTTAAGGCAATATATAGACTTAATAAGTGAGGCATCAAATCTCGACTTACTCCACCGAACGATAATTTTTTATTAGTGAACCAACTGCCGGGACTAGGTACACGATCTCTGTTAATCCAATTCAATCTTACTTCGTCAGCAGATTCAGCATTTAAACGCATTTCGTCGATATTGTCACGCCACATATTATTCTTGACCATCATAAAGCGTGTATCAGGAAATGAATGTACAAGAGTAGCCCAGTTGCTGGCATTTGCTACGCCAGGTTTTTCGATAAACACAATTCGACAATCGTGTGCTATTTTAGTGGCAATAGTGAAATGTGTAAAGTTGGGTGTGCAGATATGTGCAGTGTCGAAAGGTCCACGTGCCAATATAGCGGACACAGCGTCAGGAAAGTCAGCACCTTTGCTGATATCCGAATCTACAGTGATGACTTCAGCACTAAGATTGGTCAAAACTGTTTTATACAGTTGACCAATCCCCATTCCAATAATTAGACTTTTCATAGATCCTGTGTTCGAAATGCTATTTCTTCTTTGATAATGTTTTCTACTAGTTCATTTAGTGTAATATCTTGTTCATGTGCTATTCTGAACAATTTGTTTATTAGACCTTCAGGAAGATCTAAAGGCACTTTAACACGTTCGTCATAATCGATGCCAGCAACAATACAGGCTGCTTTTTCTCGAATGTCAGTATGCTCTTCTAAATCTATATAATTAACATCATCATATGCTTGACGATTATCTACGCCTCGACTCTCAGCTTCTTTTTCGTAAATTTCTCTCCAATCAGGATGAACCCAACGATAACTATTTTGTTTACTGTAGTCGTGTGCTTCGAATTTGTAAACAGTTTGAGTTTTAGTATCAAATACAATTCCGATACTAAACCCATTGTGGTCACCATTCCAGCAATCTAAACAATAAGTATTTGGACCAAAACACTTCCACCCAAACTCACTACCTTCAGTAATTCGGTAGTCGACTGTTTCCATAAAATCTCTAATAGTAATCATTTTACACTTTCTTCAAGTTCATCAAGTTTAGACTCATCCTGTTCGTAGTCTTCGTCACATTGTACAGGTTCTGATTCTACTACGTCAAATAGATTGGCAAATGTTGTACTTGTATTAATAGTTCGTTTTCCGGTTGCACCCCTTGTACCAGGAATAGCCATCCAAAATTTACTATATTCTTCTACAATAGATTCGGCTATACCTCTATCACTTGTACAAAAGATTGCTTCAATAACATCTTTGAAAAATACTTGATCAAATTTTTCATCTACTAACATAGCTGGGCACAATCCTGCATCATATTGACGATTGGCTTCTTGTACGCTATTAATATGTTGCCAAACATTATGACCCATCATAATAGCATAACTGAAACTATCCCATGATGTTTTACCTTCTTTACCTATTTTATTTAGGTCGCCGGGCTTGTAGATACAAATATCTTTAATAGGAACATTTTCCATTACGGGACTATTTGTAAATGTGCGTCCTTTGAATATGTTATCCTGATTTACTGCTGTAATAAATTCTCTAGTATCTGTTGCATATTTTTTATCATCGGCACTGGGTAACATACGATATAACCATTTGTTGCGATCTTCAATTTCTGTACTTACATATATTTGACCATTAGCAGTCGCTAAGAACGGACTAGCACAGTCAAAACTGATTGTAAAATTAGGATTGTGATACTTACGAACAGCACGTTGAATATCGGTTAATAATAATGCCCATTCTAATTTACTAGTTCCTAAGAAGTGCATCCAATCGTGTTGGCCTTGTTCTAAGAAGCCGTCAAAGCGTAATGCTACTAATCTTTTAAGTACAAGATGAACATCGCACATATTTTGTCCACCCATAGCCCATCCATTAAATGCACGGTCTCCATAGATAGATGTATCACAATATTTTTTCATTCTGTCATACCAGTCATCTGCATCGGTATGATTTTCTCCTTGTAATACATTTAAGAATTTGCAATTACCATTACGATTATTAATAAAGTATTCATTATTAATATACGTACCTTGTACTGCTTCTGCATAGCTAGTAATACCTGTAGCTTTTTGACCAGCTGGACTCCGACTGACCCAGGCAGGAATATCTAAACACATTCCGTAATCCATAAGTGCATCCATCCATTTAAGCACTGCTTCTCTTTTCTTTTGTGCTTTAGGACAGTTAGGATCTTTCCAATCACCTTCCCACTTACCTTTACCAATTTGGAATCCTCCGGAATCTCCTAACACCCAACTAGTTCCTCTATTACGATTACGAAACATGTCTTCACTATCATCTCGTTTATTTAGGTCAAGATTAGCATGACCTGCACTATATAGACAGTGATTATAGTAAAATAATCCTTTGTCAGGATCGAGATAGTTAAGACTTTCAATACCGTTTTTCCATGCTTGCGGAATACGTGCAGGATCTACATAATTTCCATATCGTTGTTTGCCTATGAATGTAGAGTAGAACCCGCTAGTAGCAGGTAAAAAATAAGCATAATCTTTTTGTGCAGTAGATAGGTCTGTGACTAATGGTTTATTCATTGTATTTTAATCTCTAATTTTTCCAAAAGCTTGTCTGCTGATACCTGTGCTGTACTAGCAACATTAGATGTTGCTGTAGTCCAAATAGCACCAGGAGGTAATCCAGTGCCAGGAACAGCAGTAGGTGCGACAGTATTGGGGCTAGTTTGTGGCCACATAGGTTGTACAACACCAGGAGGCCACGTTCCAGTACCAGGTGGTGGTGTATAAGTTGACTTATACTGTTTTTCCATTTCTAAACTTGTAAGACGTTGATTAAGATGTTTAACCTCTTCAACTAATCTACGCAAAGGCCCATGTCTTGATCCGTAATCAGATTTAGCATCTACAAGCGTACTGATTAGAATTAAATTTTTAAGTGCTTTTTTTACAGCAGGATTATCTGATGTCATTGCTGTATCAAATAGATCTATAAATGTTTCTAAATCAAAATCTGCTTGATCTTTTTCTCTAAATGCCATTATAACCATCCTCCTGCTCTGGCAATGCCTACAACACCTACTAATATCCAGAACCCATTAAGCAATGTATATGCTTTATCTTTCTTTAATGTAGCACAGTACGTTAGTAAAATAGCATCGATAGTATTAACGACCCAGACAAACATAAAGGGACTTGCTGGGCCTAACCACGATACTAATGTAAAACAAAAAATACGCATAACAACTCCCGCCATTTCCATTTGGGGAATATGATTCTTAATATAGTTCAAAACACGTGACATAATTAATCCTTATTTTGTTTGTGCCGGTAAAATGTAATCGCTATTAACAGTAATCATCATAGCACCTGCGTCTGCAATCTTCATTATTTTGTCGCCATCGAGATTAAGAATACTCATTACTTGTGTGACAGGCCAACTCCAAGTTTGTTTCAGTTTACCTTTAACATTAGATTCGAACACAAAACTTCCTGCATGAGTACTAGCATCCCCGAAGAAAAATACCAAGTTGCTATTTTCAGTTTTAACCTGAAAAACTGTTTCTTCAGTGTGTGCTGCTGCTTGTAATTTCAATCTTGCAATAGAAGCTACGCTCGGTTCTAGTTCGATGTCCCATTGAGCACCTTTGAACTTAACAGTTTTTAGTTTTTCATTAATAATTTGTTGATTCATAAAACGATAATCATTAACAAAGTCGCCTGTAGAATTTTCAAAGTGCAAACTTACAGGAATATCTTCTCCGTTACGTTCTGCTATGACAACTTCAATTTTAGCATTTTCTTTGTATTCAGGATTACGAAGGTGCAGACTTAGTTTGTCTAAGTTAGGCATACCGAATGTTCCTAAGAACTCACTAACTGGACTGTTAGTTTTAGCGTTAATGATTACACTACGGTCTTCAGCCATAGATTCGATAAGTGTTTCAGCATCAGTTCCAGTAATTTTCACTAAAGGAATAATTCCTAGGCTATGTGTATGTGTTACAATGTCAGTTAAAATATCTTTCATTTTATTCTCCTTAAGGTTATTTAGATTTACATTTCAAAAAGACTGTTAAAAGTGTTTTTTTCTTCAGTGCTTTGTATGTTCCAATTTAGAACTCCAATTAGGTTTTCTAATTTTTTATCGATAATAGTAGCCTCCATTTCAGAATGATCAAATGGCAAGTCTTTGAACCATTGAGGCAATCTTAATTCATCTACAGGATAAGCTACGCTGGTATACTCCAATGGATTTTCTTTTAATTTACAAACTATTACTTTCATACCGTCAACTATATTCATACTATATTTGTCATCGAACATACGTTTTAATGTATTCCAATTGATACTAGCACGAACATGTCCTGGCATATTAGCTTTGCCCTGTCTTTCTTCTTTGTTTTGATATTCAGTGATATTATTAGCACGTTTGGGTGAACCTTTCTCCCAACCAGGTCGTGCCTTAAAGGCGATTCTGAATTCACTGATATAATCCAAAACTTCTTGTTCTTCACTACCAGTTAATACCATTTCGAGAACTTTACCTAAAAAGTCTTGAATAAATTCCGGAGTATCGCTGCGTTTAAGATCTAATCCCATGGCTTTGATCTTTCCAGGTTTACCATCTATATCAACTCGTTTACCTTCTTTATCATAATATAAAACTGCATAACGTTTTTTAGTTATGAATAAAGCTTTACTGCCCACAATTTCTCTACCAGCTTTAATAACTTCACCTCTGCTTTGAGGGCAATGAAACACATCCTGCATGAATTTGGGGAAAGTTTTGTTTACTTCCTCTCCAATTTGATCATACAGCATAGTCACTGTTTCTTTTGTCCACGGGATTTTATCCGAGTCGATATCTTTTTTAAGCGTACGATAAGCAGAAAAATAACAGCTATCAGTATCGCCGTAGATAATAGCTTTTCCAACATGATTATATTCTCCTGTAATTATTTCGTTGACTTTACCTGCCATGTGTTTGGCGATTTGTCTACCGACCAATGTTGTTGATTGACCGATTCTTTTATCGAAAAACCTACAGCCAGGATTAAGAATAGCACCATACAAACTATTAAGATTAATCTTCTTAACCAACTGTCGCTTATCCCAATATTCTTCTTCAATTTTATTACCATTGGCTATACATTCCTTTAACTTGGCCTGCATTTCTTTACGTTCAGCATACCAACGTTTTAGTAGTCCTGGAATCACTCCTTCTTTTTCGTAAGTGAAGATAGTGCCATTACTGCTTAACATAAATGGTTGATTACTTTCAAAGATCAGTTGATATACTTGTGCTGCACTTAATATATCACTAGTGCCATCTTCCCAGTCGATAGTAATTTCAGTGCCAATTTCTTTGTTCATTACAGATTCATATTCGAGAGATCCAAACTTACCTTCCCACGCTGCTGCAAAACTTTTACCTTTGGCCATTTGACCTTGAACGAATTCTTCAGTCATTGTCTGACGAAGTTGTCCTATAATAGTTTCTGGTCCCATGTTCAATGCACGAATAGCACTGGGGTAAAGACTGTTAATATCTAATGAACCTACCCAATCTTGAACCCCTTCTTTAGGATATGCAACATATGCACCAGCTGCCGCAGTATCTTCACGTTCGCTCATCTTTGTTCGATTAGGAACTTGGAATCCTCTACGATGTGCTTCATTAATAATAGCTTGTTCTGTAACAGCTACAGCACCCATAGTTGTTTGTAGTAGCACGGTGTTTTCGTGTGCCAGTTTATTACTCAGATCTAAGAATTTTAGTTTCTTATCTAATTTGTCAAGTAGAGCACAGTCTTGTCTATTATAGCGAATAAACTCTTTGAAGTCGTTGTTGTATAGTTGATCTAACGTACCTTCGTAAGGAACTTTTGTTTCTCCAAGTTCGTATTCCGCGATGGCATCCAATCGATAGGAGTGTCTTTCTTCGTATGTGTACTTACGGTATAGTTCGAGGTAGTCGAGATGTACCCGTCCAACCAAGTCATAGGTCTGTGCTGTTTTTCCGTATCTTTCATATTCTCTCTTTCTTGGGTGTAAGTCCCATAAACAAAATCTGCGTGTATCGTCTTTGCTTAATACCTTGGTTACTCTATTAACAGTATAAGGAATATCAAAGCCTTCACTGTTCCAGCCACTTAGTACATCTGCATCTTGAATCAAATTTAGAAATGTATCAAGCATTTCTGCTTCATTGTCGAAGAGATGTGTATTAGGAAATTCTTCTACTAATTTTTTAGCTTCCTCCATAGTAGTGCCTTTAGGAGGAATTGCCAAACAGACCATTGTTTCTAGCCATTGTAAATAAACTGCAATGGCAGTAATCGGCATAAAAGCATCGTCTGGACTAGCATAGCCGCGTTCTGGATCAAAATCTACTTCGATGTCGAAAAATGCAGCGTTTAGTTTAGGTGCATCTTGACCTAAGTAATGTTCACTTAATGAAACAAATATAGGATTAATATCTGCTTCGTAAAGTTTTTGATTACTGTGTATTTTTAATTCTTTGTGAAAATCTTTTGAAGTTTTACAAACGATTCTGCTTAATGGATCACCATAGATGCTGGTAAATTTACCTCGAGCATCTGGATAATAAAAAGTATATTTTACGGGATATTCTTTGAAAACTCTTTTGCCATCGTCGTTTCTTTCAACAGCGTGTATGACATCAGAGTCGCGATTAAAGTATGCGTCTACGTACATCTATTCTCCTATGCGATTTGTGGCTCGCAAACACCAACGTAATCATTTGTGGCTGATTAAACCTTACTCGCAAATATTTAGCTTCTAAAAACACGATCAACAATTTTTTCGCATAATATAGCAAAGTATAAACATCCAATCAATGCTAAGGCTATTAATGCACCCATTATTAACCAATTAACAATAATTTCTAAAAATATAGTCCAAATCATAACATCCTTACCAACCCAATCGTATCAATGGTTGTGAGCAAAATGTAGTTAGCCAACATGCCAAAGGATTTCCTAGTCCAAGCAGCCCAAGCATACATAGCACAACCAAGAATCCAAATAGGATATAAAACAAGGAGTGGAGGATTGGGTACTGTAAACGCCATTGTGATGCTACATCCAATTGATATAGCCCAAGCAAAGAGCTCAATAACAAAACGTATACGGTTAGATGCCCAATCATCTCTTATCCATTGAAATATATTAAAAACAATATCGTTCATTAATCTTGCGGTAAGTTTTTAGTGACACCAAGAATGTTTTCGATTTCGTCCCATTCTTCTTCGTGTACCTTCCAATTATCTTTATGTGCAATTTTGATTGCTTTATTAATAATACTAGGTTTGATGTTTAGTTCTTCTGCAACTGCTTTTACAGTTTCTTTAAGTCCTTCTTGTAAGTCTTCGATTTCTCTCAAAACTGTAGATCCTTCGGTGATTAATCTTTCCAGTTTAGACTTTTCTTCGGGTCCGTACATTCTACTCATAAGAGTCTCCTGATAAAGTCGTATTATAAAAGAATTAATAAAGTGTGTCAATGTTTGTTATAAATTTGTTAACCAAAAATATAGCCAAAACCTATTGATTATTTAGGTTTTTGAGTATATAATACTTGAACTATAAACAACTTCGGATTAAGTTATGAAAACTAAATCTCTTATATTTTCTTTAATCTTAGCTGCTACCAATGCTAGTGCGAATGATTGGGACAATCCAAATCTTATGTTTGATACTAAAAAGAATTTTACCGAGTCGTCGACTATTAAATGGGTAGTAGTGGACAATGTCCAAGCTGCTTGTGAAGCCGAATCTCGTAGACGAGGCTACGGCGGATTTGGTTATGGTGTACTAGCTTGTTCTTTTTTCAAAGGAGACCAGTGTACTATTATCACCGGTAAAAAGACAAACATGCACACTTTAGGACATGAAGTAAGACACTGCTTTCAAGCAGATTGGCACAAATAAAAAGCCCCTTGCGGGGCTTTTTTTATATTCCAGATAGACGTTTAATCCTATCTAACTCAGACGACTCTTTTTTTGGTTGAAATTTACTTAGCAATCTTTGAATATTGCCTAAATCTGTACCACTAAAATCATCTTCAATTGCAGCCATTAAATCCTCACCTGCCACTTTCTTATACGCAGCATTAACATTGGCAAATTGTTTTGCTGATTTAATTTGTCCTATAGCTTGCATGAACATAGTACTATCAGTGCCAATTCCTGACATTGATCGGTATAATGCTACAGCAATTTGATTATCATTCATCGGCTTTTGTTGTTGTGCATTTGGATCAACCTTAGCACCTTGTCCGTCGGGTTGGGTTTTACCACCTTGACCACTAACATCAAATCCGTGTTTTTTTGCAATTTCCGGATATTTTTTCATTGCCTGTCTAGTTTTACTATTTGGTCCGCCAAGATTTCCGTCTATACCATCTTTATTAGTACCGTAAGTTCCTAAATCTGCACCAGCTGCTTTTAGATCTTTTTGCATGTTCATGACAGCAAATTGATTTCCAGTAAGCGGAGGCGTCTTCTGACCGCCTGGCTGTGTTTTCGTTCCAGGCATAGGTTGACGCGGAACTTCAGGCATACCTACTTGATCTGATCCAGGTTGGAACGTTGATGTAGCATACTTGTCCACATCACGCATCACACTGTTATAACGATCTAGTTCTCTGGCTACATCTTGATTACTTGCATATCTTGGATCGGATAAATCTAGAAATAATTTTGTAAGTTCCTGTTGTTCAGATGAAGAAATAACTTCGTTGATTAAATCCCCAGAGCGATTTTCTATTTCTGTTAATTTGCTAATAAAGTCTTTAATAGTCAATTTTTGACTCTCGCCAAATGTGCCAGCTGGAACATCGACTGGTCGTCCATCCCATTGTCCTGTTGATCCAGGACCATGCATACTTCCGCCAAATGTAACATTTCCAGGACTATTGCCTGCACCTAAATACGGACCACTGTCTTGTTTTCTTGGCTTTGGTTTTGGTGGTGGATTTGGTCTTGGCCCTTGTCCTTCTTTTTCTCTCATTAACGATTTGTCTAATAGTTCTTTAAATCTAGCTACTTTAGTTTTTAACTCTTCTGGACTTAACAATGGATCTTCAGAAGGTTTTTCTGGTTCCTTTGCTGGTTCCTTTGCTGGTTCCTTTGCTGGTTCAGGCGATTTTTGATCTTGTCCAGTATAGTTACTAGTGGTGTTGTTTACTGGTGTATCTACCTGAGGCTCTGTCGGAGTCGAATCTGTTGGTTCAGGCGATTTTTGATCTTGTCCAGTATAATTACTAGTTTTGTTTTGATCATCAGTAGGGACAGTGTCCATTGTACCATCTGCTCTTGCACCCTGGCCTTCCTTATTAAAGGTTTTATAAGTTATACCCTCTGGATAATCTACTGGCTTACCATCGACGAATTCTCCGTCAATACTAGCAGGATTCATAGCAGAACGATTTTCTGGGTTTCCATTCCAAGGAGCGATAACTTTTTGATTTTGATTCGGATACTGACCTGGTGCCATGTGATAAAACTTACCATCACTATGTAACATTACGGATGATCTAAAACCAAAATTATTTTTATGAAAGTGTGTAGGTTTGAATTCAGTAGGAGCAGCTTCTGCAAGGTATCCAAAACTTTCAACTAATGTTTTATATATAGCACTCATTTTTTTTCCTAATATTCTTGCTCACTTTTCAGTTACGCGGTAGCGAATCGTTTCACTAAGGCAGCAGCCGCCTACGCACCATAGCGGTCCTAAGGTGTGTTACTTAGGCACACAGTTTGGAACTGTGCGTCCGTTCTTTTGTTTTGTTCCTACAGGTTTATACCCCTTCCAACAAGGATTGTCTTTTGGATCACGT